GTATCGAGCAGTATCTATGTACGCGAAGGAGCAACGCTCACAGCACCAGCTCTCACGTCATCGGGCAGTATCTATGTATACGAAGGAGCAACGCTCACAGCACCAGCTCTCACGTCAGTATCGAGCAGTATCTATGTACGCGAAGGAGCAACGCTCACAGCACCAGCTCTCAAAGTGGAGAACAACGTGTTTAAATTCCGCGGTAAAAGTTACGAAGTGGACAGAACCGACGGTATGCAGTTTTTAGTTGTAAGCGAAAAAACGTCTAAAGGCATTCGCATCCGCGAAGGATTTACACGTGTTTACTTGAAAGATAACAACGTGATCACTGAAACTGCATTTTTGGTTTCCAAAGATGGCTATTCAGCACATGGCGAAACGCTTAAGAAAGCTATCTCGGATTTGAATTTCAAAATTACAGCGGAGAAATTAAGAAAAGAACCTATCTACCCAAGCACCGTTCTAACAGACAACTACTACCGATTAATCACAGGAGCTTGTGAGATTGGCGTGAAGTCTTGGAAAGAACAAAACGGCATCACGGTAGAAGAAATAACAGTTGCGGAGTTACTTCCGCTATTAGAGAAAACGAACGCATACGGCGTTGATAAATTAAAATCATTAATTAAATGGGAGGAGTAGGAAGTGGTAAAGGTAGCGGCGGGTTTCGTCCAGGAGCAGGACGTAAGAAGGGAGACATCCCTTCACAGCCCCGCAAATTCGCAATTCCAAAACAGTACGTTGAGGAATGCACACAGGAAATTAAGCAGTTAATCGAGAAGTATAAAGAAAAATGCAGGACATCCAAATAAGTTTAGCAGTAGGAAAATCAGCCAAGTCGAAAACGTGGAAGAACACGAACATGCTTTGGTCGGAGTTCTGCGATGTCCTCAAAGAGTCTACGCAAACACGCGAGACGCTTAAAGAGTTCCTAGCATCGAACAAAGAGGAGCAAGGACGTATCAAGGACGTTGGAGGCTACGTTGGCGGATATTTACGCAACGGCAAGCGCAACCCCGACTCAGTAGTCGAGAGAAGCGTTTTAACGTTGGACGTGGATTTCGCGACAACGGATTTCTTCGAACTGTTTAAAATGATGTTCAACTATGCTGCATTTATCCATGCCACACACAAGCACAACGCCTCTGAACCTCGCTATCGTTTACTTATTCCTTTGAACCGTGGCGTATCTGCCGACGAGTACATCGCAGTAGGTCGAAGAATAGCGGGCGACATCGGCATAGAAATGTTCGACAACACGACATTCGAAGTAAACCGCCTTATGTTTTGGCCTTCGCATCCGAAGGACGTAGAGTACTATTGGGAGGAGCAGAAAGGAAATGTTTTGGACGTGGACGACGTTTTGGCACAATACAAGGATTGGAAAGATACTAGTTTGTGGCCTACGGCTGATAGAAAGGTGCGCGAAATTGGCGAAGCAGCTAAAAAGCAGGAAGACCCCTTCATGAAAAAAGGGATTGTGGGCGCATTTTGTAGAACCTACACGATCCAATCAGCTATCGAAACGTTCCTTTCAGAAGTTTACAAAGGGGCAACCGACGGACGCTACACATACCTACACGGCTCTACGTCGTGCGGTCTTGTGATTTACGATAATACGTTCGCCTATTCTCACCACGGAACCGACCCCGCAGGAGGTAAATTATGCAATGCTTTCGATTTGGTACGCTTGCACCGGTTCGGACATTTGGACCAAAACGAAAAGAGCAAGAAATCTTACACTTTGATGGAAGACCTCGCTAAAGAGGACATGGAAGTGCGTAAGACTTTAGCCCGCGAGAATTTCCAAGAGGCAAAGGAAACGTTTTCCAATGACATCGAAGTAGAGGACGAGGACATCGACTGGATGAGTACGTTGGAAATAACTACCAAAGGTGAGTATCTATCCTCAGCTGGAAACATCAACGCGATTCTACAGAATGACAAATATTTGAAAGACTCAGTACGACACAACGAGTTTGACTCAAAGAGATATATTTGTAAATCCGTTCCGTGGCGAAAAGTTACAAGCCCCGAACCGATTAAAAACGTTGACTATTCAGGTATACGCAACTACGTTGAATGTATCTACGGCATAAGCTCACAGGCTAAAATCGAGGATTCACTAACCTTAGAGGCAGAACGTAACTCGTGGCATCCTATCCGCGAGTATTTGAAAGGCTTAGTTTGGGATGGAGTGCCACGAGTTGAGACCTTATTGGTTGATTACTTCGGAGCAGAAAATACGCTCTACACACGCCAAGTAATGCGTAAGTGGTTAGCGGGTGCAGTAAGTAGAATTTTCCGCCCAGGTTGTAAGTTCGATTTGGTGCTAGTTTTGGTCGATGTTGAACAAGGCTCGTCGAAATCAACGTTCTTTAACATCTTGGGTAAAAGCTGGTTTTCCGATACGTTTATGACTGTTCACGGCAAAGAGGCACTAGAACAGATTCAAGGTGCATGGATCATTGAAATGGCAGAACTTGCAGGACTTCGCAAAGCGGACATTGAAGCGGTGAAACATTTCATCACAAAGCAACAAGATATGTTCCGACCAGCTTACGCCCGAACTACTGAGACATACCCAAGACAGTGCGTATTTGCAGGAACGACCAACAACCGTGAATTTTTACGCGACCCCTCAGGGAACAGACGCTTTTTACCGATTGACGTGGTGCGCGATAATGTAAAGAAATCCGTATTCGACGATTTGGAAACAGAGGTCGACCAAATATGGGCAGAGGCTATGCACCTCGTAGCACAGGGCGAGAAACTGTACCTAAGTGCAGAAGTTGAGGAAATGGCGAAGGAAATGCAGAGTTTGCACTCTGAAACCGATGAGCGCACGGGCTTAATTACGCGATACCTTGACACGTTGCTACCAACCAACTGGGACAGCTTAGACCTTTACGAGCGTAGAACGTTCCTAGAAAGTGAAAGCCAAGGGACTGTACAGCGTAAATACGTATGCGTGGCAGAGATTTGGTGCGAGTGTTTAGGCAAGGCGAAAGAAGAAATGACGCGCTACAACACCAAGGACTTGAACGACGTACTTAAGGCACTGCCTGAATGGGAGGCTAGAATGTCAACTAAGAGTTTCAAGAGTTACGGCACACAGAGATATTACGAACGAAAAAATGATTCTATACTATGAACAAAATCAGCTACAAGCAAGTAATCGCGCTAGGATTCAAACGCAAAGAGTTTGGAAACGATAGCGTATTTTTTGACGAGAACGGCTACGAGTATTTCGTGGCGAAACAAACGATTCTAAAGACCCAAGGCGTTAAGATAGTCGCTTATTGGCATCCTGAAACAAAGGAGGTTGAACTACTCTACTTGAAAAAAGAGAACGTTATCTCCCGTCAAAAGTTCTCAGGACAGCATGGACTAGCACGCTACCGAGCGATACTAGAATTTTTCAAAGTGAAGCCCGTAGAACAAGAACTAGCACCCTTGCAGTCAGCAATCGACCGATTAAAAACAGTATTGGAGAAACAACCTATGCCCCCGTACCCTTCGGGCGGAGTTTCAGCAGTCGACACCGCGGAGCAGGATAAGCCGTTTTTAGGCATTCCGCGTGCGTTCGACGCAGGACTATTGGATTTAGGATATAAAAGCGTTTTCGTACATAGTAGATTCCCAATTGCAGGGAACATAGACCCGAACACGATCACAGTGGAGACAGAGGCGAATTACATTCCAGTATTCGACCCAACAACGGGATTATTCCAATATAAATTACCTACTAAAAGGAGATAAAACCATGGCAAAAACTAAAACAGCACTAGGACACTCAGCTGGAACGGACAGAGTGTACGTAGGAAAACAGACTTTGGACGGAGTATGGAAAGGGAAACCACAGGACGTTACTGCGGAGTTCATCAGTACGGCCCTATCCTATTTCAGCCCTAACACGGCTCGAGGCTTCAAACGTTTAGACGGAACAAAGAACCTCATCATTAACGTGAAAGTTGACAAAGAGAGCATCCAAAACGCAATTGCGCAATTGGAGCAGGAACTAAAAGCACTGGAACCGTGAACAATTTAATGGCCGCCACGATAGTAGTAATGTTCGTGGCGTTCGTTGTTCTGCCTTTTTGCGGTAGAAACAACACGCTAGCACCAGCAGACAGAGAACGTGTGCAGGAACAAACGCACAAAGTACTTCGCATTGAAATCGAGAAACATGAAAGAGAGCACCGAAATAAATAGGATATACGAGCGAATGCACACTATGGTAAGCGTGCTTAACGCGATGCCCGTACCTGAAGAACGTATAATACTTTGCTCGACTTCTGTTTTTAAAAAGATGGAAACAGAAGCGCACAAAGAGCTAGGCATAGAAGTAAGCCAAGGAAAGCTAACAAGAGTGTTCGGGACGGCTGTTTTCGAGAGCAAATACCTAAAAGAAAACCACATAGCAAACCTTACCCGAGCGCAATACGAGCGACTTGTGGCAGGCGAGAAAGCATACGACGTAATAATTAAAGACGATGAACAAAGGGAAGAATGTAAAAGAGAGCTCTATCGAAAAGTATTTGGTTACGAAGATTAAGAGCATCGGAGGCAAAGCCGTTAAGATGGTTCCGACCTTTGGAAATGGAATACCTGACAGGCAAGTACTGTATAAGGGCAGGACAATTTTTGTTGAACTGAAAAAAGAGGGAGAGAAACCCGCCAAATTACAAGTAGCGTTCATGAAGGAACTAAACAAGCACGGCTTTGAGACGCGAGTAATTGACACAAAAGAACAAGTTAACCGGTTAATCAGTGATCTAATAAATGAGACAGGAGAAAGACCTTTACCAGCACCAACGGGCGGGCGTTGATTTAATACTCAACAACCCGCACTACGGTTTACTGCTTGACATGGGGCTAGGCAAAACAGCCACAGTTCTAACAGCGGCAAACCGTTTAATCTACGAAGACCTTGAACTAAGAAAGGTGCTAGTAATCGCACCCAAGCGAGTAGCGGAAAGCGTTTGGATCCAAGAGGCGCAGGAGTGGGAACACCTCACGCACTTACGTTTCTCCCTTATCGCGGGCAACGCCAAAAAACGCGCTGAGGCACTTAAAAAAGATGCGGACGTGTATTTGGTTTCTCGCGATAATATCGCGTGGCTCTGTGGCTTATTCGGGGGTAGCTCGCTACCGTTCGACATGCTGGTAGTGGATGAAAGTTCGTCGTTTAAAAACGCATCGTCTCAACGCTTCAAGGCTCTTAGGCTGGTTCAGCCCTCGTTCTCTCGCGTGGTAATTCTGACAGGAACACCAAGCCCAAAAGGAATGATTGATTTGTGGCCTCAGATATATTTACTTGATCGCGGAGCGCGACTAGGTAAAACCATAACGGCGTATCGCGAGGCGTTTTTCTATCCAGCCAAACAGAACGGACATATCGTTTATCAGTACGGATGCACCGAGGAATCGAGAACTAAAATAACGGAGGCGGTTTCGGATATTGTCGTTTCAATGAAGCAAGAGGATTATATAGATTTGCCTGAATGTATCGAGAACATCGTTAAAATCTACATGCCTGAGGACGTGGAGCGCGAGTACAAAGAGTTTGAACGTGAGAAGGTATTGGAGCTATTCAACGAAGACGACACTCAAATAACGGCGGCGAACGCTGCAGCTCTTAATACGAAGTTGTTACAGTATGCCAACGGGGCGGTTTACGATGGAGAGGGAGAGTTCCACGACGTCCACGACTTGAAGCTGGAAACCTTGGAGGACATAATGGAGCAAGCGCAGGGCAACCCTGTTTTGGTGGCGTACACGTTCAAATCAGATTTAGCCCGAATAATGGAGCGATTCAAGAAGTACAAGCCTCGTAAGCTCACGTGCGACCAAGACATACGTGATTGGAACGAGGGCAAGCTATCCATGTTCTTACTGCACCCTGCGAGTGGCGGGCATGGTTTGAACTTGCAAGCAGGCGGGCACATTATTGTATGGTATGGCAACACGTGGGATTTGGAGCTGGAACAGCAGTTGAACCGACGGCTTAAACGCCCAGGGCAGAAGAACAACGTAATTATTAACAAGCTGGTTGTTGTTGGAACGATGGACGAGGACGTGATACAAGCCCAAAAACGCAAGGATGCGGTGCAGAGTAGTTTAATGGATGCAGTAAAATATCGAATTTCGCAATATATTACAAAATAATTTATATCTTAGTGGCTTCTAAGTGGTTTCGTTTAAAGCGAATGATTTTTAGGTTACAAGTTAAAGGCAGTCATCGACTGCCTTTTTCTGTTTAGTGCTTTAGCTTAATTACGTTCTTAACGGGTTTGCCTAGAAATTCTGAAAGAGCTATTTTCTTCTGCTCTATAGAGGTTTGAGAATCCATTCTGAAATCGAGCAAATTTTTATCAAACGTTTTGTAGTTTGAGAATAGGGAGAAAACGCAATATCGATAGTCTATTTCTTGATGAAAAGGATATTTGCACCAAACCTCTATTACTCGATAGTAGACTGTCATCTGCTCAATAATTCGTTAAAATGGTTCATTTTCTTTTGGCTCAGTGTTGGGTCTTTCGCCCAGTCATGTAGGATGATATCAGCTACTACGACCTCGTCGCTGGAAAATCTACGAAATTGGATTTTTCGCTCTTTGTTTTGAGCCAAATAAACAACTGCCAGGAATCCTGCCCATAAAAGGAAGATAATTAACAGCACAATCAGTCTTAAGCCACTAGGCTTGTTCTCTTTGTTCATGGTATATTGTATTTAAGATTTCTAATTCTTCGCCTTTCAACTCATCAACTGAGTATTTCGGCTCGTTCAGCATTTGCTCCTCTGTCCAATAGGCTTCTGCCTTATGTCCAAAAACTACTCCTTTGCCCGCGTAACTCGTATCGCGGAAATAAAGGCAAAGGACTTCCGCTTGTCTGCGGTGCAGTCCGAACACGTCGCGTACTTGCTCGTGGCTTCTATAGGCATCTGATTGGATAAAGTCGCGGATAAGAATAACGCGAGTAGCTGGCAAGCCTACGCATGCCCTACCTAGCACCTTGTCGCTTTTGATTTTAGAGAGCATAAAGGCTCTTGCTTCTTTCCACCCGCTCATCAGTCCACAAGTTTTATACGTTGCAACACTTTCCAACTCTCGACCTCGTTGGTCTCTTTGCTAGACTGCGAGTATTTGAAGCAGTAAAACAAATCCTTTTCAAGGTGCGAGAAATAACGTGCTTCCCACGTATGGTCGTCGCCGTCTTTCACTAGGACCAATTCGTCTTTTTGCGGTTCTATTAGTTCGTATTGAGAACGAAGGAAAACGTGTCCTAAATGGTCAGCTACAAAAAGATTTCCTGAAATCCGACCTTCGATAATCCCACCCTCTACAAAACCTAGGCTTTCATCGTGCATGTTGACATGCGTTAATTTCACTTTTAACATAGCTCCATTTTTACGCGAGTGTCTAACTTGATCCAATACGCCCAAAGTCGTCTTTGTGCCTTGTCGGTCATTTCAATTTCCTTGTCTGTGAACTTTGTCTCGGTGCGTTCGTCCATGTTCCACTCCTTCATGGCTTTTAACTTGTTGTCGGCTTCTTTCGCTAAGGTTAGCACCTTGTCTGCTTTTTTCTGTAAACTCATGACTTATATTTTTGATTACCTTACAAACATACAGCCTTTGGAATTACCAAAATGCAAAAAGTCAATCGAGTTTTGAAAATTACGTATTTCTACTTACGTATTTCTACGTAGAAAAAAACCTCCGAGACCGCCATCTCAGAGGTCATTTGAAGCAGATAGGAAACGCCTTGGCAGTTATTTCCTAGTCTTGGATTTTTCGCTAATGTACTAAAATGATTTTAATAAGCAAGAAAAAGTCCTCACAAATCAATGCAAGGACTGAAACCAGCGGAAAAGTTGAGGTAAAACCGCCTGTTTATCTTCGGGCTACTGAATAGCCGCTAATTCTTGTAAGGTCGTCGCGCCTGTAATATCGTGTCCGTGGTTCTTGTAGAAAGAAACGATTTCACTTAAATACTGATTGCCTGAGCGTGCGCCTGTGGAATATATTTTGATGAACTGATCCAAACGTCCTGTGAATACAAATTTATAACCAGGGAGCCAAGGAGACTTTTTGTAAGTGGCGAAGTTGTCCGCAATTTCCTGAGAGAAATACGGTTTAATTACCACCAATTTATTAAGCGGATAGGCCTTTGACGTTCCGGATAGAATCTTGTTGAAGTATTTTACTTGCGCTTCGATTCCAGCCTCTAAAGTTGGAAATGAAACGTTACTGCCGTTGTCAGTGTTCCCGATGTTACCCGGATTGTTTGTTCTGAAGGAACGTGTCGAGGTTCTATGCTTCGCACTTTTACCCCAAAAACCCTCGTGGTCTGCCATAATTAGGCACAACAATTTAACGCCTAAAGGGGCTTTGACGTTGTTCCATGCGGGAATATACTTGTTAATAATCTCGTCAGAAAATGAAATTTTGACGTTGTTCAAAACGGGAGAGTCAGGAAATACTGAACCTTCAATCGTTTTATTCTTGTATTTTTCGTCGTACATAATTACTTAGGTAAAATAAATCGGAAAATTAAAAAGATAACTGCAACAATGGCGCAGAGAAGCCCTATACTTTTAAGCGTTTGATTAAAGCCCCCTCGCTTCTCTACTTTTGCTAGCTTAATATTCTGTTTGATTAGTGAATTTGTGCTCTTACGCAGCTCCTTCGTTAGTGCCACGTTCCTTTTAGCTAGTTTGTCAAGGCGTTTGGTTTCAAGTTTGTACATTTTCTCCACATGATCCATAGAATCTTTCAAGGCTTTACGCTCTTGACGGCTCAAATGTTTAACCACTTGGACGGTGTTTGTAACTTGGTATGGTATCGAGTCGATTTTAGGCACTAAAACCACTTTGCCGTCCTTGATTAAGGTATCAGTACTATAAATGTATTTGTACGCCGTATCTGCTTCGATAACCGCACCCTTCTCGATAGCCTTTTGCGTGTGCTTCTCGGCTAGTTCTAGGTGCTTCTCAGCTGAACAACTGGAAAGGGCCAAGGCGAAGATAGCCAAGAGGCTAATAGCTAATATTTTTAGTGTTTTTTTCATTATCTTAAATCGTCTCGTTTTTTCTTGATTTTCACTACAACTTTGTAGACCTCTTCTACTTGCGAAATTATACCTTTTTTCCCTAAAGTCTTTTGGTTTTCGTCAATACTTTTAATTTCGGTATAAATTGGCACAATACCAGTGAGCCAAACGCCGTACTTCCAGCCTGTTATTTTATTGATAAGCAAGCCAACCGTTAAGAAAATACCGTAGCCAAGAATTTTGGCGAATAAATCGCTAAACCTATTTGTTGTAATTGATTTGCCCGAGAACTTAGCGGCTCTCACTCCTAGCCAAGTATCAACTAGCGTAATGATGAAAATTAAAATGGCGATGTAAATCGCAGGCGCAAAGAACGCCGCGACAATTGGCAACGTATGCAGGACTGATTCTTTTAGATGGTCTTTAAAAGTCATTCTATTTGGTAATTTATTAATTCCTTGTTCGCCCACGCTAGCACCTCTTCGTCTTCCCAAGAATCTGAATAGGTGAAACCGTGTAACGAGGTCGTGAATTTACCATTTATTAGTAAATCAACGCTCGCTATTTTGTTTTTTACGTCGTCGTTTACGTGAGTTACCTCAATGCTTTCGACGTCAATTGTAGCAGTAAAGTTTAATAGTTTAATAGTCATTGTGAGAGTGGTTAAAAAGTTTATGTTAATGCTGTTCCTGTTACGGTGAATGTTCGGCAAGCAATGCAACGGAGTAGGTTTGCCTTCCCAATAGGCGCCAACCCTTTATCAATGTTATACAAACGAAAAGCATTTGAGGCATCGCTTTGAGTAGATGACCAAAACCCAACAGATAGTAATCCGAAAGAATTTAACGGCGCATAATGTAAGGCGTATACAGCCCCTGCGTTTCTGATGTTGAATAACTCAAGATCATTTGTCAGTCTCCAACCGCTTGTAAATCCTGCAACACTTAAAGCCGCGCCCCACGCTACAGCAGCACCCCAAGCTCTATTTGTTCCGTCCATCTGTCCAAAATAGTAACCTGTTACCAGCCCATTTCTATACGTACTCCAATCAATCATAATTTTGTTTGTGTACGTTGTTTGCGCTGCGTAATTATCGCTTGTAAATCTGTTAGTATTTCCGAATGGCGTATTGTGGCTCAGTACAAAAAACGAAGTCCCACGACCTTTTTGTAAATTTCCGTCGTCATTTGTAGCTCCTGAACTAGTTTGACCTGTTTTCATTAATTCCGCGCTGTTGTAGTCGGGAGCAACGCCCGTAACCTCCCAAGTTTGGGTACCTGCATTCCACGTTCCAGCTGGTGAGCCGTCAAGCTCTACGGCAATGCCTAGACTATCTGTTGCTGGAACGTTCGCAACAACAGTACTGTTGATACTTACCTCTGAGTCTCCAATCGACCAAACACTACCCGCTAACGCTCCAACCGAGTCGCCGTCCGATGCCTTAACGAGCACGTCCAAAGAGCCACCACTAGGAGCAGAGCCGAACGCCTCGCCGTTAACTGTTACGTCGGCATCCGCACATGGAGTAGGAGAACTAACAATGGTGGGCAGACTCAAAATAATATTCGACGAGCCTTTGATGTTCCCGTCGTATTTGGACTCGTGTACTTGCACCTTGTCGTTGAACAACGCCGTAATTTTAGCGTAAACCGTTCCAGTGTAGTCGAACTTTGGACTTTCTTCCTGCGATAAAACCACAGGGAAGTCGTAATAATTCTGCACGTGGTTCTGTGCGTTATGGTCAGAAATATAAATTTGATTCGCCGCGAGTAAATGCTCCTCGTCAATTAGGCGAGTCATGCAGTGCAACAAATAGTTTGATCGTAGCTCGTAAGTTCTCAGTGCTTCGTTGCGCACCTTCTCGCGCGTTCTGTCAGTGTAAATAATGTTCTCAGTGTCGTAATTGGGTTGCATGTCGCCAAAGAACCCTTTGAAGCGAACAGTTCCAGCGAAGCCTGAATCTTTGTAATTGATGCCTTGCTTGCGCACTAAGTCGTTCAGCACTACAAACAGTCGCACAGTTCCGCGAACGTTGAAGGGGCTGTATTCTTTCAAGTCATAGCTACCGTACCAAAAAAAACCCGTATTACCCGCGATGTTCCAGTACACTTTCACTCTCCAACATCCTTGAATAAGAGTTCCGCCCTCTACGACTTGTCGCCAATCAATTACGAACCCGACCGCGTCAGACTGATACGGGAACGCTATCGCTGTTCCTGGGGCTTCGTACTCGTTGCCCGAAGCGTCGACTAGATAGACGTCCATGGAGTCGAACTTGAAGGCGAACGAGGTTCTATCGTTTTTATAGTATGCAGCATCCTCGAGCGAAGCCACAACCAACTGAGGCACTTCACAGAATGACAGTCCTCTGTCCTCTGCGATTGCCTCTACAGGTAATTTGAAGATGTTTTTTTCTTCTTTGTGAACGTTTCTTGCTCCCATTGTTTAAAGTCTTGAAAAGTATTTTTCACCGTCGATACACTTGAAAACTAATCCTTGTGTTAGCAGTGAGTGAAATAGTGCGTATCTGATAGCCCCGTCAGTTGTCAAGGCGTTAATTCTACTCGCGATAGTTGCAAAAGAGTTAGAACTAAACGAGTTGATTTGTGAGGGAACGAGCGCAAGTAGCGCAGGAATGTCTCCCGTTAATCCTTCAAGGAAATCATCTACCGCCACATCGAAATCCATTTCGCATCCCACGAAACGTTTGTACGCATCCCAACAACACGGGTCGCCGTAGAACGTATCAACAAGTGCGTCTATGCCGTCAGCTGGTCCAAAGGCGTAAATCTCAGTTGTAACACTGTCGATATCTACGGAACAGTCAGGACAGCATATTTTCGCAAGCGTAACATCTGTGCCTGATAAAACGTCCTCCATAATCGTAAGGAAATCCGCCTCAGTCTCAGAGTGCGAGATAATGTAGTTAAACAGCCAATTGATAGGCGAAGTACACAAAGGCGCGGAAGGTGCTTCTATTCGTGAGATTACCGTTACTGCCTCTACATCAATCATCGCTGTATCAACCAAGCACTCCACTACTGCCACGTCGGGCGTTGGAAGGACTAAGGTTGCGCGAGTTTCACCCGTCAAAGGTTTCAAAGGATAAGAGATACTGGTCCAATCCCATTCTGTAGAGATACGTTTGTTCGGCTCTGCTTGTGAAGGGCGTAAAGAAATCCAGCCCCAAAGGTCAGTACCCCAAGAACCTGAGGACAAAGTATGAATTGCTTTTATGCGCATATTCTGCCCTGAAATCAAAGACGTTTGTAGCGTGTTCGACTCGTCGTAATACTCGATAGTACTTGTAACTTGCGCAGAAGCATCGTAGTCTTGTAAACTAATAAGGCTCGCCCAATAATACCCCGTGTCCAAATCGTCCACAAGTGTACATTTGGCGCGAACTGCGAATCCAGCCTCTTGTAAATATCGAATCCAATCCTTGCTTTTCCCGAAATTCGGCAAAGCTGAATCTATGAACTCAGGCAAAGCGTTAGCCTGTGCTAACCAGTAACGCCAGTTAGCCATCATTGACCAAAGCAGTTCTACTTCATAAGTCGTTGAGGTTGTAGTGCCTGTTAAATTGAGTTGTATTTTGTTTCGGTCAGGAGCTTCTAAAAACTGTTGCACCCCTTCCGTGTGGAAAATCTGAATAATACCGTTTGAATCCACCAAGAAATTCTCGAAGGAAATCGTTTGAGTTTGAAGTGCGAAATTCACACCATCCGATAAACGGTAAACCTCAACGGCTAAAATTAATGATTTCCAAACCGCGCCTTTGTCTAAAACAAACAAGGATTTATACAGCATATCGTCCTCAGTACATCCGTCGAAATCTGTAGCAGGAACGTCTGAGCTTAGTTGTTTGTGGTTCAAAAACCCACGAAGCGTTAAACCTCCGAACGGTCCACCCTCGATAGGTGCTTTGTCTAAATATCCTTCTTTGACGATCAATGAAACGCCGTTGTTCAAATTCGCGGTTCCTGCCTCGCTCTCAACTGTAAGAGCTAGACGATATCTGCGAGCTTCGCTTGCTAGCCCTTCGATGTAATCAGTGAATTCAGAAGACGGAGCCAGTTTGAAAGTAGCGATTATTGTGTTCGCTGTTGCCACGTCTACGTCTTGGTCTTCGATAGCGATAGTTCGGGAGCTTACTCCGCGAACAGTGTTAACGACAGCGGGCGCACCTGTGAAATCGCAAAACGAATTGGAAAGCGAGATTAAATCAGCGTTTATCTGTGGCTTATTTTTAACTAAATCAATGTCAGGAATTAACGTGAATTGGATTTCTGCCATTGCTAGAAAATCTACTGGACCTGAAACCGTAACCGTTACAATCGTATCTTGGGAGTAGTCGACCTCAGCTAAAGGCGTAGCCGATACTGTTGTCAAAACCACGTCCTCAATAACGAAGTCGTTTTCCCCTTGGTTGTAGCTCTCGTTGAACCAACCAACGTTACCCAAGTACTCGCTATACGTTAAAGACAGCGCACTGTTGGGGTTGTTCCCTTGCGAAAATGCTTGGAAACGGTAATAAGGTTTAACGGTCGCGTTGGCTAAGAACCAAGACGGCTCCAAGAAATCAGCATCTTCGAATTGATAGGGAGAGAAGTACTCCAATACAACTAAATACGATACGTCCGTTCCTACGTCGGCTAGTCTCTCGATGCTTGCTGTAATGTACGAACCGCCCGAACGATTCCCCATGAACTCGAAATCCAAAACAGCCCCGACGCTCATAGAGGAAACCTCTTGAACCTTGAATCTGTTTACCTCTCCATCAAGTAGCGACGTGTCGCCACCTGTTGCGTTATTGGGGATCAAGTTATGGAAAAAATCTATTGCCGCTGGTTGTGTACGCGATGCGTTTTTAACCTGTAAAGGGTAGTTAGTTGTCGTAGGCATCAACGAAGACACCGCCCAAGTAGGTACGTAATCAGCTGAAAGCGTCATAACGTTACCAATTAAGTCGGTAATAGTGTACGTCGTTACAGGGTTAAGAACTATCGTTGCCGTTGTCGTTCCATCGTTTACGGAAATACCGCCTGCAAGAGTAACAGTATCGCCAAGTGCAAAACCTCTCTCGCCCCAAGTACCTTGTAGCACTTGAATTTTATTGGTAGCCATGACAAGCGCCTGAACGTTCACGTCGCTTTTGAAATCGAAATCCAAAACGATAGTAACCTCTTCACGAATCAGTTGCCCTGAATTCGCTAGTAGGAAGCTGTTCCCTGTCGGGTGGGAACGTACGGAGTAATTTCTATCAACTATCGAAAGTGCCATTGTCTTTTAATTTTTTACGGGCTTCGTCCAAATCGTTCAAAACCTCATCGAATTTAGTTAACATAGAAGGGTCAATTTCGCTACGATGTTTCTCAACACGTGCCATAATGGGCGCAACTCCGCGCTCTAACTTCTGAATTGCCTCTAAGGCGTTCGGGATGTCCATCCCTAGAATCTGCTTAAAGTCGTCAGCCTGCATTTATTACCTCTGTTTTTTCGTTAACACTCGCTCTGCGCATTTGGAAATCTACTAAAGCTATGTTTCTAACTTCGCTCCAATTTATGCGTGTGATTTTAATCACGTTGCCATTGTTCAAATTTACAAAATTATTTGATAAAATGTTAAAAATTTCACTTTCTGTTAAGGCTACAGGCATCGACTCGAAAACATCCCACTGATTATTTTGAATGAAACGCGAGGAATGGTACTTATTTACAAGCACATCGCAACCGATATAGGCGTTCTGATTGCTATGTAATTTCGAGCCATTCATCCAAAGCAGTTTCGTCTGTCCGTAGTACTGCGAAGATATTTGCATCGCGTATTTGCGCGAGTCGATTTTAGCCGCCGAGTTGTTGTTGGTGAAATTGTCAATCGCCGCCGCAAGTTTCTTCAATGCTTTCTCAAATACCGTTAACTCGCCTTTGGTTGTTCCGCGAGCAAAGCCCAAGTTGATGACGTCGACGCCTTTTATCAGTTCCAAATTAGGAGCCGGAACGTTCGACACTTCACTCGATACTTCATAAAGGGATTTTTCCGTGTCGTCGTAAGTGTTAACGTCCGTTGGGTCGGTAGCATACGCCAAAACCAAACGTTTGAATATTTGGTCAGTGTTCAGTCGGTTGTCAGAACTTAGCGCAACTTGATCCGTAAACGATTCCAGCATTAATCCTGTCGCGTTTTGTTCGTACCATGCCTCGGTTTCGATTCTTACAACCCCATCTTTTACAACTGTTTTGGCGTTGAAAGTATTCTCAACTTCTGTAATCAACTGCCCTAAGAGCCACACACTGTCGCGCCCTGAAGGATAGCCGCGTGTGTACGCCTGAGACATTGGCGCAAATATCTGTTTCCAAAGGGAAGGTTTCTTCTCCTTAAGCGGAACGGGGCAAACGGTCAAAGGTCCTAAACTATCAAGGAGCGTAGACTGCAGTGTGTAGCCTAATTTCTCACAACCTTTTTGGATAAGTTTTGGAACGGTCGCCGCTTTGAATTGGCGGATTTTTGGAAAGATGAGGTTAACCATTTCAACAATCAATTTTGAAAGGGCTACGATGATAAGGATAATGTAAGCGATTCGAGCAAGTACCTTGATGACCAAAATAATAATTGCCCCCCAGTCAGGACCAGGAACAGGAATACCTACAGGAACTATCGCCTTGATGAGTTCCGTAATTGTTTCTACTAATTCCTTCACCGCTCTTACAAGCTCCTGCGCAAATGAGAACGTACCAAGTGCCAAAGTAATGAAATACGTAATTTGGTCGGGAGGGATTACTACATAGTCGACCTTTACAAAATCCGATTCTTGCCACGCGATATCCCCGAATGACAACCCGTCCGCATTGTCAAAGAAGGTATCCATCGCCTTGTAGCGTTTTGGCTTCACCAAATAAGAGCGTGTCGACTTGACGAACGCCCCGTCTTGGAAATCCAGCACGTAACGGATAGTATTGCCGTTGGAGTAAACGATGTCCAAAGGCATTCCAACAAAATAACCATAATTGGAAAGCCACGTATCAATAGCTTCTTTGTCCGCTTTCACAAACTTCAAAGACTCGACGTTCATTTCTAACTCTCGTGCTCGACGATCAGTAAAGTCGAAAGTATATTCTACAGAATCCTTGTTGGCAGGGTTGCACTCAACCCCGTTCAAATAGTACTTTATCATGACTTCAATCTAAAACGGTTAGTAGTTGTGTTGCCGTTCTTCTGAGTGCGCTGGATAGCGCCCAAAGAATCCCAGTGTATATCTGTTTTGGTTGCACTCGCTTTAATCGCTTTCTCGATACGTTCCAAACGCTCGATAGCCATTAAGTCGTAAGAGTTCCCAGCACTGTCCTTAACGCGAGACATTGCCGCGGCGTTATCTGCTCCGCTGAACGCACTCAAAATCTTAGCGGTTTTCTGTGCCGTTATGACTTTATCGCCTTTATCCAACATCGTGAAACGTGCCCCTTTGTTCGAACCTACGTCCTTGATACGTCCATGTTTGTCGGTGATAATCTCAGCCCCTTGTTCATCCACTACGGCAAGTCCTCCAGGAGCGTTGTCCGTACCTTTGGCGAAGAAATTCAAATTCTTAAGGAAACCAACAAGCACCTGAGTACTAGCTAGCGTTGTAGCGAGTGCCTCGGCTGGTGATTTTCCAGCGTTGAGTTGACTGTTGAATGTTCCTAGTCCTGCACTGATAAGCTCAACGTTCTGTTTCATTCGTTCAAGTCGCGCTTGTTCGGCTTGTGCTTCGCGCTGGATTTCTATTTGCTCAGAGATTGACTCTTTGGCTGTAATGTTTCCGTTCGCTGCTAACTGTTCCAAATAGGCTTGGCGATTTCGCGCCGCGTCTTCCTCTTTCTTCATCAGTTCGATACGCTTGTCTATTTGGTCAGTGAGTAACTGCGTGATAGCTTCCTGAAATCCTTTGATGATGTTGTAGCGGTCTTCTGCTAGTTTCTTCTCAGACTCAACGGCGTTTTTGTTCTTGTCTGCGTAGTCCTCTTGGGCTGTTTCCAAATCCTTCAAAACCTCTTTGGTCTTATCGGCTTTCTGCTCTTCCAATTTTCCAAGCTCAAAATCTCTACGTTTTTGTGCGTTGATAACTTCCTGCTCATTGGTTGCCGCGTCTAGTTCCTCTAGGTAAATGCGTTCGATAATTGCTTTCTGCAAGTTGTATTCTTCCTCAATGCGTTGTTTAATCAAATCGATTGAGTACTGCCCTGATTGGTTGATGCTTTCCATTTGCGCCTCGATAGCACTTTGCACATTCGCCTCCGCTTCATACAGTCCAATTTCGTCGGCTAAGGACTGAGTGGTTTCAAGTAAACGGATCATGCGCTCAATTTCATCGTTTGCGCTCTGCATCTCGCGTTTTTTCTCTTTAATGACTTTCGTCGCTTTGAAGTTCATCGCGGAATTTTCCACGATAGCCACCGTCGACTCGTCCATTAAATCGGTGAATTCTTTCTCAGCCGTGTTTAGGTCTACGATTTCCTTGGTTAATCGCGTAGCGTTCTCTATTAACTGCAACTCGCGTTTAGACTGTTTGCCTAGCGTTCCGCCTAGTTTCTCGCGTGCTTGCTTGTATCTCTCGATTTCCGCGATAGTATTTGTATATTCCTCTTTACGTATTTTCTGAGCGTACTTAATACGGTTCAATCCTTGCTTCTCAATCTCTTTGCCTCTTTGCAATTGCTCTTTATCCAGCTTCTTGTCATTCTCTCCTTTGGCTTTACGCTCGCGGATTTCCAAATCTAAAAGGCGTTTTTGTTCATCGACCCACTCTTTAGTACGTTGAGTAACTGCGCTCACGTTCTTCTCTGCTTTCTCGTTGGCTTTCTGTAGCATTTCCATTTGAATACGTGCCGCATACGCACCGCTTGCAACGTCGTAGAACGCCGTAGCTAACTCTAAAGCAAGCTCGATAGCGATAGAAATACCGATAGCTTTCATCGCAGAACCGAACGCTTTCGCGCTACTTGCCCCCTCCTTAAGAGCCTCGCCACTTTCGGCAATGGCTTTTTTGTTCTGTTGCCACAGTGAGTAGTTCTCTTTCAACTTCAATGCAGCAGTAACAGCCTTGTAAGCAATCCACAGTTTAATCAATTTCCCAACTACCGTTACAATAGTATCGAAGTTTTTCGCCATGAAATCCAGCGTCGCAGTCATTCCTTGCGCCGCACCTTGACCGTTTACAAGCTCCAACACGTATCCGTTCCACGTCTCTTTTAAACGTTTTCCAGCTTCTGAAAGTGTGTTGCTCTTAATGTTGGCTTGCTCTAAAGTCGTTCCGTTTTTGTCTAACTCGCCTGTGAATTTCTTCAATTGGTCTGTTTGAGATAAAAGGATTTGAGCCGCTACTGCGTTCTCACTTCCAAACACTTTCACAAGTGCCCCGTTATCTTTTAACAATGGTTTCAACGCCGCTAAACGGTCGCTGAATGGAATAGTCTTATCTGAGAGCTGGGAGAAATTAACGCCCAAGGCTTTCAAACGTCCGATAGCATCCTTGCCTAAGGCATCAGGAGCCATAAGTTTAAGCATCACGTTACGTAAGCCCGTACCCGCACTCGCCGCATCGGGCATTTTTTGACCCAATAACTCAACCGCCGCCGCACTCTCTGCAACACTTATGTTTTGTGATTTGGCAATAGCCCCGAATTTGGTGAACGCCTCAGTCAAATACGGTATTTCCTTAGCTCCCAACTGTGCAGCGTTCGCTAAAATATCAGTCATTTTCGCCGCCTTAGAGGCTGGTTCTTCAAATGCGTTGAGCGTCCCGGTTAAGTTCGCGATAGATGTTGGCACGTCATCGCCAGAAGCCTTGGAAAGTAGGATAGCTTTCTCGGTCAAGTCTGCCATTGCCGCACCGTCCTTTAATAACTCAGGGCGTGCAGAACCAGCTAGCTTGAAACCTTCTGCAATACTCGCGGCGCTCTCTCCGTATTTCTTGGAGAAATCAATCGCTTTGGTTTTTAGATCATCAAGCGATTTACCCGATAAACCTGTAACGGCTGATAGGTCCGCCACTTGTGTTTCGAATTCCTTAACTGTTTGTATTCCATCTCTTAGCAACTGACCGCCACCAATAGCCAAACCAAACTGAGAGGCTACGCCTGCCAATTGGCTAAACTTCAATTTAAGAGAGCCTAAGGCGTTTCCATAGTTTCCAACGTTACGCTGAGACTGTCCAACTGTTTGGTCAATTGCTTTAAGCTTCGCATCCAAAGGAACGATTTGCGCCAAAAGGGCTTTTGCCTCTTTGGTATTTCCTTTATTTTGGACTGCTAAATTCTTGTAAGCGTTTCTTAGGTCGTTGAGTTTCCTACTCTCTTGCTGATACAAAGACAAGGTTTTTTCCTTGGTTGCATTCTCAGCCTTGGCAGTTCTGAGAGCCGCTTGTTTTAGTTTTTCCTCCTCAATTAAGAGTTTCGTTTGCGCTTGTTGCGTGGCGATTTTCTGCTTTAACAGTTTCTCGCTTTCGATTTCCGCCGCGTTTACTTTCTCTAAATCCTGTAGAGTTTTACGAGATGCCGCAGAAAGGTCTTTGGAAAGTGTCTTTGCGACCTCTCTTAAATTTTGGTCGAAGCGGTCAAGCTCCGCACTTGCGCCAGCGATGTCTCTTTGGATTTCTCCAAACGGATCGCCTTTAACTAAATCCTGTTTATTTATTGCTTCTGACATACTCGTTGAGTGAAATTTTAAAATCTACAATTGTTATTTTCTTCTTATCCAACCACTGCCCCATGTGTTTTCGCAAATGGTAAAGGCATTGGTCTATCGACATTCCCTCGTGGCGTGTCGGGTCTTGGTTAATCAAATTTATTTCTTCAATGGCGATTTGGTTTAACAGCATTGCGTCTCCTGTTTCCACGAACGCCAAACGCAACTGCACCAAATGCGTTTTGGTTTCAATGTACTTGTCCAAATCCTCGCCCCATCCGAAGCGTTCTAAGTATTGGTTGTAGAGCGTAACCCACAGAGCCGCATCGTTTGAACGTGCTTTGCCGTCTCTGTTGACGTACTGCATTTGTCCCTCTTGGCACTTTTCCCAATTGTAAAGAGGGAATTCCTCAATACTGGAAAATGATACGTCTGAGTTCTCTGTCGTAGTGCGTGAGAATCTTCTCTTTAAGTTTGTCCAAGTTTTCATCTGTGAGTCCGATTATTTCAGTTCCATATAGGTCAAAGAGGTTATCCTCTCCTTTTTGTGCATCTGCATTTATGGTAATTCTATCAGGGAAAACCCTTACAAACATCGAGCGGAAAAACTCGCCCGTGTCATAGAATGTGAAATGCGTGTTAAATTTCTTCTTTGGATTGATAAACGAGGTTGTCAAAGAATAGTAACCTATCACTTCGCCTTTGCTGTTTATCCCTTCCTTTTGTAGCTGGTCTTCTTGAATCCATTTCAAAATCTGCTCTTTCAGTTCTGTACTGAAAGCAGTGTACCAAACAGTAGCGGAGTTCAATTTCTTTCCGTTCTGTAGCATCCTGTGCAGTTTTGATTTACCTATTGCCATAAGACCAAAAAAGGCGGCCACTATAGCCGCCTTTCAACTTAAAAGTTATTATTGATTAAGTCCAAGAGTAAACGAACTCTAACTCGATTCCTTCGTAACCGTTCATCAAATTACCTGTTGCCGCTTTGAAAGCGTTTAAGGTAACGACGTCCGCCGCCGTAATCGCTGAACCAGCAGTGATTGTGTAACGTCCTGGAACTGTCGCAGACTCCGCGATAGTTTTAGTAATTGCCGCGCCGTCAGTAACGTTGTAGAACGTGAAATCAGCCGCAACCGCACCTTTCCATGGAAGAGGGTTGTTTGCATAACCGTAATCGAACTCAGCGTCTACTACAGAAACAGTAGCCGATTGAACGTCAACCAAAGTTAAACGTACATCGATCATTCCTTTCAAAGATAATAAGCTCAACACTCCGAAGTCCTCCGCTGGTAACATCCATTGGTTGCTATCAGAAGTTAAGAAGTCAAAGTCCATGTCGAATACAACTTTAGCACCAGCTTCATTAGAAGTAGGAACGTACATTGAATTGAAAGACTCTTTGTTCACTGGACGTGGGTAAAGGAATTCACCTTCTTTTTGTCCTTTTAAATTTCCACAGTTGTCCACTTGGTAGATACCGAACTCGATACAAGCCGAAGCAGTTTTACCATAGAATTGCTCAGTTACTCCCCACACCTCGAAAGTGATGTTTTGAATACCATTACGCAATTTGAAACGTTGCCCGTCGTCAGCTGTTTGGTAAACCGCTTCGCCTTCTGTAGGTGCTACGTTTTTCAAGCCTAAATACGGATAAGCTCTTTTACTTGGGTCTACGTTATTGACCATCGCCAATATAGCAGCCCCTAAGTTGGTTGAAGTTAAGTCCAAACCATTGCGAGTGCCATCAGCCGCATTGATTGGAACCATGTAAATGCCCGCCGTTACTCCGAAAGGCTTTACATTTGGGTAGCCAGTGTTACCTAATCGGTTACCTGAACAATTACATCCTGCAATTTCCATTTGTTATCGTTTTTAAAAAATTAACTATTTGTTGTAAATTTAACACTTTTCACAATACCTTGCAAAAATTCTAACACTCATTTTCAATTCAATAGCCGACAAGGTCGTTCCAAAGAACGTTTTCTCTACGCCTTGTGGCGTTTCTGTCCCCATTTTCGGGAAGTCTTTTTGCGAATAGTTGTCGTAGCCCTCGAAAATATGCGTCAATCTGTCGATTGTTTTCACGAATTCAGAGACTAAAGCCATCAAGGGGCGTATCGCTTCGGACTGTCTGTCGGAGTTCATCTTAGCCCAATCAGACCAGTGTACGAACCACATCGTTAAATCAGACGTTTTGCCGATGCCTGTGTCCGTGTTGTTGATAGTTTCGGGCGTTGGTGCAACAAGCCAAATGAACGGCAGTTTTGCACGCTCATCGAGACTTAACTTACTCCACTCCCACTGTACCGTGGTTAAATTTCCATCAAGGAACAAAGGTATCTCAATTGTAACAACTGAGTTGAAATTAATCTCTTGTTCCGGTTCGTTTATGTCCAGGAACACCGAACCGCTACCGCCATACGAGTTAACCGATACGCCTACACCGTCAACTTCCAAAGAGCCGTAGAGTTTCAGCCACTTATTGCAGCAGAAAGCTACCTCCTGAACGCCGTCAACAACTGCTCCGAAGCTCTTTACCTCGAGAGTGTTGTCCATTTGGTCCACTGTTTGCTCTATTAAATCGGATATCAGCATTATATGAAGTATGTAGTTTCTTTAGTTTTGCCCTTGAATTCAGGATAATCTGCTCGATTATCTTTGATTTTTTGGATTATAGCGTTATAGGTCTTAATCGCTTGGTTGTAGATCGTGTAAACGAAATCGTAATTGTCGTTAATCTTTTCGCCTCCTTCGGTCGCTAGCATGATTTTACCCTGCGCCGTTGACGTTCCTAAGTCTTCACGCGAGTAGTGCGCTAAGATGAAGCCTTTGAGCATTATCTCGATACCTTCGGAAATCGTTACGCCTGCGCACGGTGAGTCGTAGACGAACGGGTCAAATAACACTGTGTAAATCTCGTCGTCCTCGTAGCCCGCCAAAAATAGCGTGCATAATTCAGCCCCGAATAGCTCATTTAGGTAGATAGTCTCGTAGTGAGTTATGTACTCCTGTAGCTTTTCGTTGCCGTCGTTGAAAGCTCGCGCAATTGCGAACTTACCGATGAACATTTGAGGCGTTAAAATTGTTGCCATTCTGTTAAGATTTTAACATTTCCGTTATTTTTTCACGTACATAAAGCGGGAATACTTGGAAAACTTCGTCGGCGTTTGCCTGTTTGAAGTGTCCTGAGTCCGCCTCGGCGTATAAAAGTCTTCTGTTCAAAGAGATTGTGTTGAACCCGTCAGTGTGTATGCCGTCTGTCCAATCGTCTAGTTGCAGTTGCTCGGGCTTCGTTACAGTTTTGAGCCACGTATCCACTCCGCGAGTTGGGAATGTAGTCTCAATTACTCTGTCCAAAGATGCTTTGCTTGCGCACATGAACAGTGCGGGCTGGTCTTCAATCGCTTTAAACTTCCCTGCTTGATGAGCTACGATGTTGTAGAAATACCCACTTTGGCACTGATACCAGTCGGCTCCTGACTCCATAGCTAAACGCGAGTTTGCGATGCGGTCGTTTGGCGAGTAGTTATCAGATGCACATAGCATCATTCCAATACTATCGGGGTGCATTCTGTCGCGAATCTCTATCCATTTTTGCCCCAGTGGAATCCACTTGTCAAGGCTCAGATAAATGATGCGTTTACAACCAGCTTTTTTGAGCTTAGCAACCCACTCTCGAAGCCCTTCGACTCCGAGAGTATTGTCGCTATGTTCTTCGCACACTATCAACTCCCAATCTCCTGCGCCTACTTGATCGCAAAGCGCAGATAGCTGAATCCAAATAATTTTGGAGTTGTTGAAAGTTGGCAGTGCTGCTGTTATCATCTGTTTGAAAGTAAAGCGATAAGTTTAACTTTCGAAGGATTTGCCATAATTGGAAGCCCTAAAGCCTCGCACTCTTGGCGTAATTCTGCAAAGCTCAAAGTAGTATAGTCTACTGGTCCGTCAGTCTTTCCAGCCTCTGCGATAGTGTCGACTGCATCCTCCAAGGCAATTCCTAGAGCTTTGAAAGACTCGTCTGCTGTTAAATCTATTTCTTCGACGTTCACGTCTACTTTATCCACTTTAGAAGTAACACGTTTTGGCGCGATACCTTCGCCCAGGATTTCAACAAAACCTCTTTTCGCTAAGTCGCGAGCAATGAAAGGCTGTAACAACTTCTCAGTTCCTACCGTTGTGTTATCCGTTGGCTTGATAAATTTTACTCTCGTTCTCATAAGATTAACTTTTTATATGCACCAAACCCCGCGCAACTCGTGAAAGTTAAACGCGGGGCTCAGTGCCTATGAACTCAGATTATGACGCCGTGATGTCCGCCAATGCTGTTGTGATGTCATTGATTTTAACGAATCCTGTTTGGTCAACTGTACGAACCAAGAACAACAAACGTTTACGCACTTTCAATGTTTCCATGTCTTCTGCGAACTGCGTTCCAACCATACCACGTGAAACAACCAAACCGTTTTTCTCGTAGATACGTCCGAAACGTGAATCTCCAATAACCATTTTGTTGTTTGCAAATGCGTTCGTTTCGATAACTAACATACCGTCAATCTCTTTTCCGTTTTGTGAAACGAATGGAGGGATGATGTAATTTTCGTTAGCATCTTTCGATAAACGCATTCTGTTGATCGTTGACTTGTTCATAAATACCACGTTTGGCATGTACTTCGCACCACCTGTGATAGTGATTTGCTCAGAAGCAATCGCGATTAAGTCGTAGATAGTTGGAGCTTCAACCGTAGTTGTAGCCAATGCAGTGTTGAACGCTGGTACAGATGCAAACAAACCTTTGATGTTGTCGCCCGTTCCATCTCCGTTCGCAATTTGGTCGTCTACTTTAAGGTCGACGTTCGTAGTCAAGAATAACTCTAACTCACTTGCGAACATAACCTCATCCTCGTAGAACTCTTCAGATACAGGAATCGTGTCCCCGATTTTCTTTAAGTCCAAAGAGTAACGTTTCCACTTAGCCGTTGACTCAGGGAACGTTCCGCCCTCTGCGATCATTGCCGCCGCACGAACCGTTGTTGCCTCGTCCCAGTCGTAGTAACGAATCGTACCGTTGTTGTTTGTTCCTAAAGTGATTTTAGGGAAAACGTCGTACAACGATAATTTACGTGTTGGCAATTGCCCTACTTCCATGATGTCTGTAGCTTGTTGCGTCAACAATACGTTTGCACGTAACGTGTCAGCTTTCAACTCTACCTCTTCAGAGTGAGATTTAGACGCCAACGATTTGATTTCGTTCACACGTTCTTTAATCGCTACCGCTAACGTTTTCAAGACTCCTGCCGCTGGTGCTGGATTTTCTTTCAACGCTTCGATTTCAGTTTCCAACTTCATTGCTAAAGCCTTAACCGTTTCAAGTTCTTTCGAACCTTTCATTTCTTCTAGTTGAGCTTTGATAGCCTCAACGTCAGTTTGAGAAGCAAATCCTTTGGATGCCAACTTCTCTTCCAATTGTTTTACAATTTCTTCTGGTGTCATGATGTGTTTTTTAAAATTTATCAATTACTTGTTGCCAGTCAATATCTGGACTTTCTTGTTTGTTTGGAGTGCCTGTTGGCGGCTCTGCTTTATCCGAGGTGACATCGTCGGCCTCAGTATCTTTCGGTGACACGCTCAGTGTCGGTGTTGCTGTGTTTGACCCAATTGGAACGGCTGAACCTTCCACGATTTTAGCCTCTGTAACCGCCCAAAAATAACCGTCTTGGTCTGCTACTTCTTTGTTGGCTACTGTTGGATAATACTTGTCCCAGTTAGCTTTCTCTTCTGCGTAGTATTTCTCGTCTGAGTTGATACACAAGAAAATAGAAATGTAACGCATTCCTACTGAATGGTTTTTAACGTAGCCCTTCAAATACTGTTCGAACATGTACTCGTTACGGTCTTCGTCAATCTCACAATCAAAAATAAGAGCCTCAGTAGTTCCTTCGTAGCTTAGTCCTAAATCCTTCCAAGTCATCGCCTCAGTGAACGCTTTCACTTTGTCGGTAATGATCATGTTGAACTTCATTTGGTGCTCCTGCAATAAGTAGAAGTCTTTTTTCTCCTTAAGACATTTTTTCCAAATGCTGTTTTGATGACAGTCTTTGTGTGAGTCGATTATGTTCGTCGTGTTGATAACCGCCTTAACCAAAATGGTAGATACTTCTACTCCTGGGGCAATATCCTCCAACGATTTCTCAGCTCCTTCCTTAGTTACCTTCGGAGTTATCTGATACACTACAGGGTCGCAATGTTTAACCGCGGCTTTTTTCTCCTCGATTAGAACTTTCTTGTTGTCCTTTAGGTACTTAAACGTTTGTTCTTTTGTCATTTCTTTACAGTTTGACCACTCTTTACTGCACGATCTTTATCCGCTTTTAGCTTTTTGATGTCCTCAGCTGATAGTTTTATATTTTCGCCCATTGTTAGAATTTTAACAAAACTATGAAAAAATAACTTAAATTTGTCAAAAGCATTAAAAAAATAACAATGGAGGGAAATTTCTTTCACCGTTTAAGTAGCTTTTTTGGTCGATACGGTCAAGACGGCAGATACTTCACAACTCAAATGTTAGGCAACACTACGCCAAACTGGATAGACTCGACTGCTGGTTGGGTGCTTTATAATGAAATCCCTGAGCTTCAAGCAGTGATTAACCGCTACGCCAAAATGGTAGCGAGTGCCAATCCTGTAATTACAGACGAGGACGGTAACGTAATGGACCCGAATGGCCATTGGATATTCGAACTAATCGACCAACCAAACGCGATGCAAAGCTGGGGGACTATGATCTACATGGTCGCGCTCAACAAGTGTGTAACGAATAACGCTCTAATCTTTTCGCCAAAAGGCTCTTTGGGTAACGTGCAGAACTTAACGCCTATCGCATGGAACAACGTGAAAGTTGTAGCGACTCGCAAAGGTCTACGCCAAACAACTATCGAGGGCTTTATCGAGAAATTCGAAATACCTACTTCGCGTTATGGCAACTTTGAAGACTTCAAACCAAATGAAGTTATTTACCTCTGCGAGCCTGATGGTATCAACCTATTCGCTACCAAATCAAAACTAGAAGCCCTTAAGTATCCATTGAGCAACATCGCCTCAGCATATCGTAAAAGAAATGTATTGCTAGAGAATCTTTTCGCCCTTGGTATTTTATCAGTGGAACGCCAAGAAGGCGTTTCGTTTGTACCGTTGAACGGTCCAGACAAGGAAAAATTGACAAAGGACATCATGGACCGCAATAGCGGGAAGCCTGTCATCACTGACAAGCCTATGAAGTGGGACCCGATGTCGTTCCCTACTAAAGATTTGATGCTGTTTGAAGAATTAACAGCGGATAAAGTAGCCATTATTGACGAATACGGACTGAATCAAAACATGTTCGGTTCTGCTGAGTCCAAAGGTTCGACGTTCTCTAACGTAGAAATGGGCGAGCGTCAAGCCTATAATTCAACAATCATTCCCGATACTGAGTTGATGTACGACGAATTCACTAAACAAATGGGCTTAAACAAGCAAGGCGTGTTCTTAAAACCATCATTCGAACACATTTCAGTTCTTAAGACTGATGACAACAAGGCAGCGGATGCAATGTTCAAACGCTCTCAGGCTGTGGAGAAAATGTCTACACTTATTACTCTTTCGGATGAGGAGCGTCGCACGCTTCTGCGCGTTTAATCTTCGAGTAGTTCCCGTTGATGTAGTGCTTCGGCACTTGGTCCTCGATCTCTCGCATACGTTCGCTAATTGCGATTACTCTGTCGCGGTGTAATCTGTACGCCGCTCTTAATTGGTCGTAGCTCAGTTCCTCGACTGGCTTTAAAATGTCTTCACTCATATTTCGTCTAAATGTGGCATGAAACTGTCGAACATCTGCGCGAGTCCTGTCGTTGCGTCGGGTGCGTCGTCGTTCTTGTTTTTGCCCTCTTTCAAATAGCCCTGTAAGGCGTTCATAAATTGCCCATACTCTCCCGTTTGTCCTGCTAAGAATCTGAATCTTCTCAGTACGTAAGAGCTGTGCATGATAATTCTTGTCTCTTTGTTGGTCTTGTTGGTAAGCCCCAGCAGTTCCGTTGTAGTGATTTCCTTGCGTAACCACTTGATAAGTATTGCCCCCATTCCATTCGTTTCGATTCTACAGTAGGGTACTTTGTAGCCGTTGAGTAGTTGCGAGATACGTGGAACAGTTATGTCGGTGTTTGCCTTGGTGTAGATTACGTCCGTTATGTACACGTGCTTATTTACCACATGGCCAACCAAACAACACAAATAGTCTGAGCCTTCGTCTGCCACGTCGATATACGCTAAAGAGCCTTCCGACTCTGCGAGTATTGCCTCTCTATCGGTGAAGGTTTTAACTCCCTCGAACAGTTTATCCTTGAAATCCACAGGCTCCTGCATGTACTGCGTTTGGAACGTGTCTGCTGTTTTGGGAGAGGTGCGTAGTTCCTCGATGTCTTTTAGATCGTGCTTGAATTTCCAAAGCGGTTCGCCCTCAGGTGAGATAACCGGCATAACCAAGAATTTCGCCTTTGGGTTTCCTTCGTAGTGTTCCATCAACTGCGCGGTTGCGTCTGACATACCTGCCCTTTGCTGTATGTTGATCACTGGCGTGTCCTTGGAGTTCTTACGGCTTAGGATAGTATTGAACAGTACGCGACTTACTTTCTCGTTGTTTGCGTTCTCTTGGCCCGAATCGTCAATTTTGTTGATGTCATCCAACACGATGCAACCCTCAAAAGTTCTAACGTATTCCTCTAGGTCTTTGTCGTGTTCAATCATTTGACCAGCTCCGAACCCTGTTACCTGTCCAAATATCGTCGCCGTTTTAAGCCCTCCACCCTGTGTGGTTCTCCAAAGGTTCTTACCGTTTTGGTCTTTCTTTAGCTCCACGCCGTACATGATCTTGAAATACGGATGCGAGACAATGTCGCGGATTGATACCGATGTTTGTGCCCTTAGTTCGTCCGATGCTGTGATGTACAGATAGTTGGCGTTTGGGTTCATACCAATACCTCGGGCAATGTGGTTAACAGCCGCGAGTTCTGTTTTAGAGAATCGGGGCGGTATGTTGATGTTAAGCAGTTCCAGCTCGTAGCGTTCAATGGCTTTGAGTTCGTCGCGGATAACTTCATGGTGCTTGTTTACAATGAACTTATTTCCGCGTAATTCCTTGTAGAAAAAACGGGTAAAGAATAGCAAGTCCTCATCACACATGGCTCTGATTATTGCAAGCTCCGCACGTGTTTTAGTAGGCGTCATTGAGTTTATCCTTTGCAGCTTTAATCTCGTCAGTCGTCAACGGTTCCGTGTTGATGTTAACCACAGTCGCCTCTGATTTAATCGGTGCGTTCCAACCAAGCATTTTATTGATTGAATCCAAGGCTTTGAGTTTATCAAATAGTTTTATTTTGACGTACTGCACCTCAGTAGAGCCGTGCTTGCCCTCCTTAATCTCGATTTTAGTATCGATACTTTCGATAGCTGCTTTCTGCTCGGTTGTGAGTTGCTCGAAGTCCTTTCGTTCAATCCAAGTGTTGTGCAGGTCTGCAATGGAACAGAAAGCGATTTTCTTGTATTCGTTCAAATTGCGTAACTGCGAAAGCCCCGCGAGTTGCGCGAGGTCTTTCTGTATTTCTTCAATGTATGCTTTTACGGCGGGCTTGTGTAGGTTTCTATTGCCTGTTACCTCTGCGCTCTTTTTGCCATACCCTGCAGCTAAAGCGGCCCGCGAGGCGTTCCAATCAATTACGTATTCCTCACAGAACCGACGCTGTTTAGCCGTTAAGCCTTGTTTGTCTTTTGGTTCTCCCCAAGCCATAGATTGTATGTTTTACAAATTTGTTCCAACATCTGTTTTTCGATGATCGCCTCCAGCTCCTTAGTCTGCCCTCCTGGAATGTGTTCCACTTTGGTGTACTTCATGCGCTCCGTTCTTACTTGAAGCTCTATAAATACAGTTCCTTTCGGTGCCATTTTGCCTTTGTAGATTATCTTTCTACGGAATAGCGTTGATGCGATTTGGGTTTCTTTGTCCCCTTGTGTTGGCGAAAAAATCTCTCCGCCGTTTTCAATCAGTTTGTTCATTGTTCTTAGGATAAAAAAGTTTATTAATCATCAAGTTCGGATTGTTCAAAGAGGTTTTTCTAGCCTGACATCCCGAGCAGTTGTCTGACTTGTTCACCAGCTTTGCAACCCTATCCAATCGCGCTAAGGTAATCAATTTCTCCACATCATCACCGAATCCAATACTTTTTTTAGCCATGATTAACCCCTTTTAAGACCGTAAAAACGTTGCCAAATAAGGAACACTAGCCAATTCAATAGAAACATCGCCAAAACGGCTAAAATCGACCAAAACAGACCTATCAAGCACCAAACCAGCACAAACAGAACTGCCGAAAGCGACTTTACAAAATCATTTCGAGTACTGTGCATGTTCCAATTGGTAAACGTCATAACTGAATCGGTTATCCAGGGAAGCATCCCAATACGATAAATGGCAAACAGAATGAAAAGCAAAACTGTGGCCAAAAAATTCTTAACTTTTTCCATGATCCAAATATACGGCAAATCGCATCAATCTTGCAAATAAACAAGAAAATTCCCTTTAAACAACCTTTGTTTAAGCCTACAACCCGTATAAACATTGACCTTTTAGCCATTTTGCACCCAATCTTAAACAAGAAAACAAGATTCCCTATATAACCCTTACGTGAATTTATACTATCTAATAGGATGCCTATATTTCCCCCTTATTTTATAATATAATGTTTTATATATATTATTGTTTAATTGTTTAGAAAACGCTACAACCTAGTATTTATAAGGGTTTCAGACTTAAACAATTCTTGTTTAATCTTGTTTAAAAACGGCACTTTCTTGTTTAGAATTCGCCAAATTTTCCAATTTGTTAAATTTTTAACATTCCGTGAAATTTTTAACACAAAAAAAGTTTAAAATTATTTTGTAAAAAAGCACTCCAATTCAAAAATATTTGTAAATTTGCGTCTGTAACACTTAAATTAGAAATCATGAACGAACCAAAAATCTATCGCTTTCACATCGTGTGGATGGCTGGACGAAGCACCGAGGACGGCACTCAGTTGTCGTCGGGTATAACCGTACCAGCTCACTCTATGCTCGAAGCACTCGCAGCGTTTAACAAGGACGTTGCCATTGAACCGATCTATGTCCTGAACTTGGACGCAGATACCCCAGTAGTAGGAACTAATAAATCAAATCAATAATGAAGTTAATGCAAGTATCTTTTAACATCGACGTATGTAACGCCGATCACGTAGCCGCGCTACACAATTTCATGAACGTGTTGGGCGACCACTCAGCACCAACCGCAACAGTCGCTCCGACTCCTGCACCTGCAGAACCGAAGAAGGTGAAAGCAGTTAAGGAGAAGCCCGAACCAGTCAAAGAGGAAGAACCGACAGAAGAGAGCAACTCAGAGTTAATCGACGAGACAACGCCGACTAAAGAGGAGCTATCAGCCGTAGACCATACGATGCTACGCACGACAGTATCTGAGTTGGTCCGAGGTAACGGCGCACTGCGCGAGGTTATTTTGGCTAAGTTATCCGAGTTCGAGGTAACACGCGTATCAGACCTAGCGGTTAAGCACTACGACACGTTCTATTCATTCCTTAAAACATTGTAACCATGGTACAGACAAAAACATTTTTCGTTTCAGCCCTTCATGAGGCATGTGGGAAAGACAGCCTAAGACCCGTTATGTCTCACGTATTTTTCACCAACGGCAAAGTGTGGGCGACCGACGCACATATTCTAGTAAGCCAAGACCTGCGCGAGACTCTCGGGTTCACGGACGAACACGTGCAACTGTTAGAGGGCAAATACCTCGAAGCTGGACACGTTAAAGAACTAACCAAGTGTATCGCGTTTGAGACGACTGCAGAATACGTGCAGGGAACACAGAAGAACGGCGGGACGTTCCGCGCTCCACTTAAGACTGAGAGCGAAGTGGGTAAATATCCAAACTGCGAGGCGGTTATTCCTCAACAGACAGACCCGACGGAGCACATCGGTATCAACCACAAGATTTTTACTCGTTTGTGCAACGCCATGGTTTTGAAAACTCCCGACAACTGCGTTAAATTGTCGTTGAACGGACAGACGCGTGGAATCGTAGTAAGACCGATAGAAGATAGCGGACAATTGGGCTTAATTATGCCTGTTAAAATTTGGTAATTATGTCACAAGTAGATCACAAAGAACGGGCGCACGCTCTACTCTCTGCCAGCGGTTCGTCCCGCTGGTTAGAGTGTACGCCAAGCGCACGACTAGAAAGTGAGTTTGAGGATAAGTCCTCGAGCTTCGCAGAGGAGGGCACACTAGCACACGAGCTAGCAGAACTTAAACTATCGAGCCTATTTGGCGATAAGAGCCTACAGGCTATCCGCGACGAGCAGATGGTGCAGATAACCAACCATGTGCTATACGCACACGACATGGAGGGCTACACTGACGACTACGTGTCTTATATCCAAGAGGTGTACGCCGAGGCTTTACAGCGCGACCCTGCGGCGATAGTTGAGACTGAGGTGCGTGTGGACTTAACAGCCTACGTGCCTGAGGGCTTCGGTACCGTGGACAACGCTATTATTGCAGGCACGACCTTAGACGTTATCGACCTTAAATACGGTAAAGGCGTTCGGGTATCAGCTACGAACAACTCACAGTTGAAGCTCTACGCCTTGGGTGCGGTGAACATGTACTCGTTCCTTTATGACATCGAGACCGTGCGTTTGCACATCCACCAGCCCCGCCTTGATGCGGTGAGCGTGTTTGAGATAAGTGCCCAGGAGCTTATCGAGTGGGGCGAGAGTGTAGTAATCCCAAGAGCCAAAGAGGCACACGAGGGTAGCGGCCTGCAGGTAACAGGCTCGTGGTGCCAGTTCTGTAAGGCGAAGAACCGATGTGTTGCCTTGGCGAAAGAGGCGGAAGCCGTAGCCATGCTTGATTTCCCTGAACCGCAGTTGATGACTGACGAGCAGGTGTTGGAGGTGTACGCTAAAGCTGACAGGCTAGTGCGTTGGCTTTCGGGGCTAGGCGACTACTTACTCACTGAGGCGTTGTCGGGTAAAGCGTGGGAAGGCTATAAACTCGTAGAGGGTAGAAGTAACCGCAAACTCACGGACGCAGAGAAAGCCATAGAGGCACTCGATAAAGACGGGTTCCAAGCAGAGGACTACATGAAGCAGGAGCTACAAGGTATAACAGCCTTGGAGAAACTCTTGGGTAAGAAAGCATTCGAGACCTTGCTAGGGCAGTACGTAACTAAAGCACCAGGGAAGCCGACACTAGTAGAGGCATCAGACAAGCGTCCAGCCATTGACCTAGCGTCCGACTTCGATTAACAACCAGCCTCCGCGATCGTGCGGGGGCTTAAATAACAACCAAGTAAATTAATAAAAAAAAACTTAAATAGTATGTCAAGAGTAACCAAAGAAATCGCAAAAGAAGTAGCTAAAGGATTAACAGCTAATCACCTAGCACAAATCGAAAAAATCAACGAGAAGATAGCGACAATCGCCGTATCAGAGGCGAGCATCCAAACGCCTCAGGAGGTAAAGGACTTCTACAAGAAGCACCCGAGCTACTGTAACGTTCGAACAAGTATTTATTTGCGCGGCGAAAATATGAACCAAGCGTGGGTACAAGTTCCAGCATTGCCTTGGAAAGGAGACGGAAGCACGTTAATTTTACCAGCTGAAACGGGCGCAAAGGTGCAAAAATTGGAGTTAAAGAAACGAGGCATTGAGAAATCAATGTACGAATTACGCAAGCAGATTGAGCAAACAGTTATTTCCCTGAGAACTTTCAAGAAAGTACAGGAGGCGTTCCCTGAGGCGGCAGAGTTCCTGCCAAAAGGCGAGGCAGTATATCTACCTGTAGTGAACTTGGACGTTATCAGAAAGGAGTTGAATGTAGCATTTAAAAATTTGTCAGATGAATAATTCAAATAAACCGATACATCCTATCCGCGCCAAGCTCACAGGGCAGACGGACGAGACAGGACTCACTAAGCGCGAGTACTTCGCAGGCGTAGCGTTACAAGGACTACTTGCTAGTGGTCGACGCGCCACAGATGAGCCGTGGAAAATAGCAGAGGCGGCAGTGAAGCAGGCGGATTATATTTTAAAGGAATTGGATAAAACAGTTTAACAGCTATGAATAACGCAGAGAAAAACGAGCTTATCGAATTGCAGAAAGAACAAATCGAGAGCTACGAAGAGACTATCGAGAAATACGAAATGCAAATTGACGACCTGAAAGACGAAATTGAGGTATTGGAGGACAATCTAAAAGCCAAAGACCGAGAGGTCGAGAACGTTACTTGGGACAAAGAGCAACTAGAGGACGAGGTGAACAGCACCAAGCCCACTACAGTACTGGACGAACTTAAACGCGAGATAGTGGAGAAGTTCATGGAATTGAACATCGAGCAGTTACAAGAATTAGAGAAAACGCATGTCGGTTAATACTTACGTCATAGATTTATTCGCGGGAGCAGGCGGGACGTCAACGGCTATTTTTGAAGCCAAGACGAACATAAAAGTAATAGCGTGCATCAACCACGATAAAAACGCAATACTCTCACACGCTGCAAACCATCCTGCATGCTTGCATTTCACTGAGGACATCCGAACGATAAATATTAGCCCAATAGTTATTTTGGTCAATCATTTAAGAGCCAAAGAACCAACGTGTAAAATCGCAATTTGGGCGAGCCTTGAATGTACTAATTTTAGCCGCGCCAAGTGTGGGCCCAAATGCGCCGACAGTAGATCACTAGCCGAGGATATGTTCAGATATTTGGACGCAATCAATCCGGACTTCTTTTGGGTGGAAAACGTCGAAGAGTTTTTAGAGTGGGGCCCGCTGGACGAATACGGCAACCCAATTAAAAAGCAAAGAGGCGAATCCTATAAAGCCTGGGCGAAACAAATCAGAGAGAACTACAGCTTTAAAGGTTTCTACCAAGACTCGCTAGTTTCTGCAGATTTTGGCGGGGTAACTATTCGCAAGCGTCTTTTCCTGCAATTTGCAAAAACTCAGGAGCTGATAGGAATACCGAAACAAACGCACTGCAAGCAGGGAGTAAACGGTACAGTTTGGAAACCCGTTCGCGATGTACTCGATTTGACCAATTACGGGAAATCGATACTTGACAGAAAAAAGCCCTTAGTTCCAAAAACGCACAAAAACATTTTGCGAGGGCTTCAAAAGTACGGGCCCAAAGAGGGCGTAAATTTCGGGTTCACTTATTACGGTAATTCGGGAAACGTAGATTTGACAAGTCCGTGCCCAACACTCACGACTAAGGACAGAGTAGCGTTGATAGGCGTTAAAACGATATGCGTCAACCAAGCATACGGAAACCCGACAACACGATCAGTAAACGAGCCGTTCAACACCATAACGGCAAACCCGAAAGGCGACGTAATAACAGCCAAGAAAATCGGTTTCATGTTCAACCCACAATACGGAGGTTCTACAAGAAGCGTCGACCAACCAGCAGGAACGCTAATTGCAAGACAGGACAAAGCCCCTATGCAGTTGGCAAGTATCGAGCTGGTCGAATATCCGATAAAAGTAGAAGTGGTTGAAAACGCCACCGAGGGCAAAAGCGTCGAGGTATTCGACAACCTCATCGTTTATAATATATTCGAAAACGATGATGAGCACCTTGCAGAAATTAAAAGGTACATGGCGAAGTTCAGAATTATTGACATGTGCAATCGGCCGCTTACTATTGTGGAAATGTTACAAATACAAGGTTTCCCAAAAGCCTACCAGCTTATAGGAACGCAAACAGAACAGAAAAAATACATCGGAAACAGCGTAGAAATAAACGTCGGAATCGCACTATTTAAAGCGATTGACGGAGTTATTCAAAAAATATTTTGATTTAGTTTGCAATTAATCAAAATAAAACAGTTATATTTACATCATAATTAAAAACAGCTATCAGTATGGCAGTAAAAGTAGTTACAGGAAAAGTGCGTTTATCTTACGCGAACCTGTTCGAGGCGAGAGCTTCACAAGAAGGCGGAGACGCGAAGTACAGCGTCTCATTAATTATCCCAAAAAGCGACACGGCAACGATCGCGGCAATTAAAAAAGCCATTGACGAGGTTATCCAAGCGGAAAAGGCTTCGAAGTTCGGAGGGAAAGACAAAGGACTAAAATATCCTTTGCGTGATGGAGACGCGGAGAAAGACGACCCAGCTTATGAAGGGTGTATGTTCATCAACGCCTCATCGAAACAACGTCCTGTTATTTTGAACGAGAACAAGCAAGCAGTCTTAGACGCTCGCGAGGTTTATTCAGGATGCTTCGGACGAGCTTCTATCAACTTGTACGCGTTCAACTCCAACGGAAACAAAGGAGTAGCGGCTGGACTTAATGCTATTCAGAAAGTAGCAGACGGAGACAGTTTAGGAGGTGCGTACACAGAGGACTTGGCGGCACAAGACTTCGACGACGATATTTTATAACGTCCTCAGAGTTTCAACCAAAGGCGCATCTACTCGGTGCGCCTTATTTTATGTAACTAAAATCAATCGTATGTCAAAAGAATTAGAGACCCCGAAACAATTGGAGTACATTCGTTTTATCGAAATGGAAACGGGAGTACCTTATACAGGAGCGAACAAAGAAGACGCATCCAAATACATTGACGAGAACAAAAATAAGCTAGACCCGAGCGCAACTATGAACGCTTGGGCGATAACGCAAGGCTACTAGTTATGCAAACATTACACATCGATATTGAGACTTACAGCTCCGTTGACTTAAAAACCAGCGGAGTTTATAAATACGCAGCGTCCGAAGACTTCGAGATACTTATGGTCGCTTTCGCACTTGGCAACCGTCCCGTTGAGTGCTTCGCTTGGGAGGACGTTCCGCTGAACTTCTTTTTCTACCTTCAAGACGAAACTATTTTAAAGGTAGCACACAACGCCGCATTTGAGCGCATTTGTTTCCGTGCTATGGGCTACAACATACCTATTGAGCAGTGGCGTTGTTCAGCCGTCAAGGCTTCATACTGCGGACTGCCTATGTCCTTGGGTGATTTATCTAAAGCCTTGGAGCTTGGCGATAAAGGGAAACTATCTACAGGGTCTGCACTGATCCGTTACTTCTGCATGCCTGTCAAGGCGACCAAGGTTAACGGTGGCAGAACCCGCAACCTACCAACTGACAACCCCGAAAAATGGGAGCAGTTCAAAACGTACTGTATCAATGACGTTGAGGCAGAACGCGAGATGCTGCACATACTTAAGAACTACAGCGTACCTACGGAAGAGTGGCAAGCGTACGCCCTGGACCAACGCATCAACGACAGAGGCGTAGGTATCGACTTGGAGCTGGCACGTAAAGCCATAGAGGTGGACACGTTCAACTCGAATTATCTCAACGCGAAATTAAAAGAACTCACAGGACTGGACAACCCTAACAGCTTAACGCAGTTGCGCAAATGGATTTATTCTCGTACGGGCAAAGAGGTCTCATCATTAGCCAAAGAAGCAATTGAAATTCTACTCACGCAAACTACCGACGAGCTAGTTAGGGAAGTCCTTTACCTAAGACAAAAAGCGGGCAAGACATCCATTAAGAAATACGACGCGATGATTGCCTGTGCAGGACGCGACCACAGAGCGCGAGGTTTATTCCAGTTCTACGGTGCAGGACGTACAGGCAGATGGGCGGGCAGACTTATACAGTTGCAGAACTTGCCCCGTAACTACATGAACGATTTGGACGAAGCGAGAGCCTCACTTTTGGAACTTGACGCGGAAACCTTCGACATGATTTACGACACGTCCGATACGCTCTCCCAGCTCATCCGCACGGCTCTTGTTCCTTCAAAAGGTACGATGTTCGCCGTAGCGGATTACTCAGCCATAGAGGCGCGAGTAATTGCGTGGCTGGCTAAAGAGCAGTGGAGGCTCGACGTATTCGCCACACATGGTAAAATTTATGAAGCATCTGCCTCACGTATGTTCAACGTACCCTTGGAGGACATCGGTAAAGGTTCAGATTTACGCCAAAAAGGGAAAGTTGCAGAGCTGGCACTTGGTTATCAAGGTTCAGTTGGTGCGCTTAAAACGATGGGGGGCGAGAAGATGGGGCTTTCAGAAATGGACATGGAGACGATCGTGGACAGATGGCGCGTAGCGAATCCAGCTATTTGTCGTTTGTGGCAGAGCTACAACCACATGGCACTCGAAGCGGTGCGGTATCGCAACACATCGATTGCGCATCCTTCGGGCGTAGTGTTCCACTGCGACGAGGTGTGTTTACGAATTACACTGCCAAGTGGTAGAGCGTTGTTCTATTGGGACGCACAGCTGGCGAAAAGCCGTTTTGGTCAAGACTCGATACGCTACAAGGGTGTGAATCAGATTAACAAACAGTGGGGTTGGGTTGATACGTACGGGGGCAAAATAACGGAGAACGTGGTGCAGGCTATTTCTAGGGACTTGTTGCTGTTTTCGCTCAGAACCTTAGAGGCAAACGGCTACAGCGTAGCGATGCACGTACACGATGAGGCGGTAACCGAGGTTAAACATGCCGAACAGCTCGGTAGTGTTTTGGCGTTAATGTCTCAAAAACCAAGCTGGGCGAAAGGGCTACCTCTCACGGCAGACGGCTATGTGTGCGACTTCTACAAAAAAGATTAATATTTTTGTAAAAAAGTGCAACTATTCAAAAAAGTTAATTATATTCGCAGAGTAATCTTTAAATTCAAAACGCATGAAAATCAACGGAAATTTAGTTATAACTAAAGAAAATCAAAACGACTACAAGAAATTAACAGAGGTATCGGGCAGTATCTATGTACGCCAAGGAGCAACGCTCACAGCACCAGCTCTCACGTCATCGGGCTATAT